ACTGTCATTTTGTTTGGCATTAAAGGATACAAGGCAATAACCTCACCTTTGCCATTTCTCACAATTTGTGCGTAAGCGTTTCCCCAAAGAAGAAGGTGTGTCATAAGGGTTTCTCTAAACACAAAAGAACTCATTTCCGGATTCGGTTCATCGTGGAGCAGAAGATAAAGTGGATGGTCAATAGCTTTTTCTTTGCCACCAACATCGTTATATTTGTAAACATGAAGTGGCAGCCCTGCAATTGCTTCTGCAAGAATTCTCACGCAGGAATAAACTGCTGTCATCTGCATCGCAGACCTTTCGTTTACCGGTTTGCCAGATGTTGAACCACCCATAAAGAAAGTATAAGCACTTCCAGCTGTTCTGTTTTGAGGCTTATCCCTTGAACGGAATATTCCTGAAAAGATGCCCATAGTTAATCGACCTCCTATATAAATAAGATGCCACGGTCATCATAAACCGAGGCACTGTTGGTGTTGCCACAACGAATGGCTCTGTCAAGTGCCATGATTGTTGCAACAGCACCATCGATTTTTTCTGTTGATTTAGCTTTATCTGCTTTAATGTTTCCCGCAGGGTCAGTCTTAATATAGATGTTATCCATCATCCAACGAAGAACGGGATGCCCGCCATGGGCGAGTTTCTTTTCCAGTGCGAGTTTCATCAGTTCTTTTGTCGGCGGAGACATATCTTTATATCCCTGTCCGAAAGGAACCACTGTAAATCCCATACCCTCAAGGTTCTGAACCATCTGAACAGCACCCCATCGGTCATATGCAATTTCACGGATGTTGTATTTTTCACCCAGGCTCTCAATGAACTTTTCAATGTATCCGTAATGAACAACATTGCCTTCCGTGGTCATAAGTAAGTCTTGCCGTTCCCAAATGTCATACGGCACATGGTCACGCCGAACACGCAGGTCTATGTTTTCCTCGGGAATCCAAAAGTAAGGAAGAATAATGTATTTATCGTCCTCATCTTCCGGAGGGAACACCAACACAAAAGCTGTGATGTCTGTTGTGGATGAAAGGTCAAGACCGCCATAACAAACTCGTCCTTCAAGTTCAGATTTGTCTGCAGGAAAAGCACAGGCGTCCCAAACTGCCATAGGCATCCAACGAACAGCTTGTTTTACCCACTGATTAAGACGAAGTTGACGAAAGGCATTCTCTTCGCCGGGATTTTGCTTTGCCTGTTCGCAGGCTTGCTGAACCTTGTCGATACCGACTGTCACACCAAGAGAGGGATTTGCTTTCTTCCATACCTCCGGGTCTGTCCAATCGTCATCATCATCCGCTCCGTAAATGACGGGATAGAATGTTGGGTCAACTTTTCGACCTTCTATAATGTCCTTTGCCTTCTGATGTGTTTCATAACAAATAGATTGCGTATCTGTTCCGGCTGTTGTTATAAGAAAATACAGAGGTTGCATTCTTGCATCACCGGAACCCTTTGTCATTACATCAAAGAGCTTTCTGTTTGGTTGAGTATGAAGCTCATCAAAGATAACGCCGTGAGTATTGAACCCATGCTTGTTTGCCACATCCGCAGAAAGTGCTTTGTACTTACTGCCTGTGGGATTATATGTCATTGTCTTTTGGCTGGCTTGGATTGTCATTTTGTTTTTGAGCAATGGACTTCGCCTTACCATTTCCAATGCAACATCAAACACGATTCGTGCCTGGTCTTTGTCCGCAGCACAGCCGTAAACTTCTGCACCCGGTTCAAAATCAGCACAAAGTAAATACAAGGCAACAGCCGCCGCTAATTCCGACTTGCCTTGCTTCTTTGGGATTTCTATATAGGCGGTATTGAATTGTCTGTATCCGTTGGGTTTTAGAATACCAAAAATATCACGAATAATTTGTTCTTGCCAGTCAATCAATTCAAAAGGTTTTCCGTCCCATGTTCCTTTTGTGTGACAGCAGAACTTTTCGATAAAGCAAACTGCGTGGTCTGCTGCATCCTTATCATAGTAACTGTCTTCCGCCATAAAGCGAGTTGGTTTATAATTTTTTAACTTTCGCAAACGCTGTCACCTCCTACAAATGGCATAAAAAATAGCCGTCACCATAATTGGTGCGACCTTCATACAACGAACAGAGCCTTTCGGCTCCGTTTCGGCTTCATGCCGAATTTTAATTATGTTCGTTCAGTAAAATGCAAAGTGCCAATTTGGCCTCTTCGGTGGTAGGTTCTATATCCCAACCTCTGTCATAGTTGGCAATTTCCTTACCATCAAGTTTCAATGTCAGCTTGCTGATTTTTCCACCGTTGATTCCTAACTTACAGCCTTCTTCATAAACCTTTATCCAGTAGTGAACGACCTTGTATTTGCCCTCATTAGGAATGCCGATTGTTCCTTCTTTCCACATTTTTGAACTCTCCTTATATCTTCAACATTCTGATTGCTGGGATTATTGCCCTTTTGTTGCTCCGCCAATCCTTGTGATTTGCGTTGACCTTTGTCAAGCCTGCCATTTGGTAGCCGTGCTTTTCAAAAGCTTCAAGAGTTTCAATCAAGCCGGAGAAGGTGCTTGAAATGGTGAATTCGTAAATGCCATTTTCTTTGAGGCAGTTTACAATGTCCTTGATTTCATTTTCCCAAATGCACTCGCTGAAGTCGATTTTTTCATTCTCGGCTTCAATGCTGTTGCGGTATGCCCAAAACAATGTGGGGTTGATTCCGGCTTCTCTAAGACTTGAAACCTTGTTTTCGATTGCCTGTTCAAATGCCATAATCTTTTTCATGTTTTTGCACTCCTTAAATTCCTTTTCCCCAAGCGATGTTGTTTTCTGTTCTTTTTGCAATCATACCCTTGCGAAGTTCTGAGAACTGCTCGTGGTTGATTTGGTAACTGCTGTAGGCTTTGCAAATTGCAATATGTGCATCAATGAGGTTGTTTTGTGTTTTTATCGCCTCGACCTGTTTTTTGAATTCTCTATATGCTTTCATTGTGGTGTCCTCCGTTCCTTTTGTTGTACACATATTAACTCTAAAAGAACATTATATCAAGTCAATTTGCAACAATATATTACACAATGATTTTGCAGAAATTTGTACATTTTACAGCTGATTTTCATCACCCGTTAAAATGAATTTTACATATTCTGCACGGTTATATTGGAGAAATAATACAAGGTCATAATATCCCATGTTCTTTGCAAGACTACTAACTTTCGGAACATCAAACATATTCGTAAGTCCCGTTTTTCTTATTGCAAGAATCTGTTCTTTGACTTTACTGTCCATCGTCAATCCTCCTGCAAGAATCCTCACCATAAGCAACCCCCAGGGAACTGCCACAATCCCAAGCAACATGGATGGTCGCCATATCGTCAACCCCCTTAACTGTACCGAGACAGCCTGGAGTAAGTTTGGTATTGTACGGGTCTTTCATTGAAATAAGTTCGACTCTGCATCCAACAGGATACTGTTTGCGAACTCGTTCTACAACTTCTTTGTTTGGAAAATTCATTGTGCTGCGCCTCCTTTAAAATTTGTAGTCACATATTACCGCTTAATTCAGTATATATCAAGTTATATACGCAAAATATAACGGAGAATTATTCGCCTTTATTTTGTGTATAGTACACGATGCCCGTAAGCACATAAACCACATTCGGAAGTGCAACTCCGTTACCCCACATTTTATATTCGGCAGAGTCAGAGTGTGGGTTCTGTAACCATTTGAAGATTTGCTTCCTTGTTTTCGGTTTGCTTGATGTTCCCATAATCTTGCGGTGTGTTTCAAAAATTTCTGCCCAACGTGTGAGCTCATCTTCGGAAGGAAGTTTGTCACCAAGGTCACCGCACCACCAATCGGGGAAACCTTGAAGTCTTGCACATTCGGTAGGAGTAAGCCTTCTAACAATGTATTCAAGACCATCTGTGTCATTGATGAGCGGAGGGTCTTTGTAGTCGGTAGCAACAAGAGTATTTGCGAGTTCTTCTTCAGCCAATGTAAAAAATGACGCCTTGCTGCTTGAGTATGTAGGTCTATTTTTTACCTCAACGACTCCGTTATGGTGTCCGGGACAAGTTCCATTGACAAGTGTATTGCTACACTCTTCCAGGAAGTACTGACCGACATCCCTTGTAGCTGAAGGGTCAAATCCGTAAGGAACAGCAACTGCATCGGGGCCGACAGCCTTTAATGTGGAACTAACACCATCATCGGTGATTCCCATTTTCCTTGCGAAGTTTTGTCCGCAGTTGTAACTCTCCCTGTCG